CGGCTCCTAAGATCACAGAACGCGCCACAGGACTCTCTAAAGTGCCCCGTGGTGAAGGTTTTAGCCTCATTTATTTTCCAGCCCTGCGTTTGTAAGTTTCCGATGAAGCGATCAGCAACATCAGAACATATTATTATGTCATCACCGAAGACGCTCGCGCCGGAATCTAAAATCCGTGCGTGGGCCAACAGCGTGATTGTCATAACCTCAAACGTACATCCGCATCCCATGGGAGCGAACATATTAAGGGGGTGGTACTCACCATCGATTCCGACATCAAAAATGCCAGTCCGCATCCTTTCAAGGACGCCGACCAGCTTGTGAGGCCAGAGTTGCCTTAGGACGCTGATGAAGTTGCTATCAGACGCCTTTGACAAATCAATGGTCGCTTTCCCGGACCTGATCAATGCACGATGGACACCTTGTAAGGTTTCCAGCGTGATACCAAGTTTCCGGCGTAGCTGAGAACGGAGTGAAGACGCGAAGGACAATTGACAAACCATTGTCCACAGCGACTCACACGTAATAACGCGGTCATCCACTGTGTTCTTTGGAACAGTTGTAACGCGTGAAACCCGATTCAACTTCATCGTCGCACGTATGTAAAAATGAACCATACGGCGACGCATAGTGACGGGGTCCTCGCGATAGGCAGCCTTTGATAGCCGCCTCAACCACAATTGTCCTTCCACACCATGCATCACTTTAAACCTCTCCTTCACGACCGCCAATAGAGCGCGGTCACGAATGAGGATCTCTAAGTACGACACCAAATCAGGAGAAATTTCCCAAAACTCAGCGTTCGCCAACTTGTAGTACAAGTCAGTTAAACCTTTTGAAGATATGAACCCCTCCCCGGTCGGAAACCGGACAAGGTATTCATGTTTGAAACCTTTGAAGAACTCGTGTAACCACGATTTACTTAAAAGGAAGTCCCGTCGCGACTCTCTAGGTAGGGTTGCGTAATCAAACGAACTCAAACCCAAGGAGTCACGATGTAGAACTGTAGTGATGGAACGATGCTTTC